GCTAGAGCAGCTGGTGTGTTTCTATACATACCATTGGCAAATGTCGTGCCATCCTTCATATTTAAAGTTTGACCGTTCGCGATAGAATTGCGTGACGACCAGGCTACATAGAGAGGACTAGGGCACAACACAACATCAAAAGCACCCACATTATCACATTTTACTGTAATAAATTCCCTAACAGCATAGGTTACCGTCGGACAAAAGTATTGATCCGGTACACGGCAGCCTATGGCAGCATCAGAGAACGGCTCTAAAAGAGCCTGTTTGTACGATTTAGCTGCGACACTTTGATTCTTAGCAAAGTTGTCATTTTGCACACGTATTAGTTGTTTCGAGGGACCTGCAAACGCAGTCTCCTTTTTCTTATTTCCATTCTTCACTCTATTAGATTTAGTCTTATTCCCTACTTTCACACCTGCCATCGATACTTCCTAAAACTTAAATACGGATAGAACATGTTATCTATCCGTATTGGTATCGGTGGTCGAACTTAATGAAATATCATAAGGTTCTTCGATTTTGGTTGTGATAAGCTCAAAAGGCCAGTTCAAGAGTCTGGACCTGTTACTGATCGGGTAAATATTAGATTTAACTAATTTAGTTTTATTTATTTTCATGTTAGGAAGAACAAGTTTTGTTTCTACAAACTCCTTTTCTAGGGGCACACCACTATTAAACATAATGGCGTTGTAGACAGGTTCAGTTCCTTTAAATGGTTTCTCAAAGTCACGTAAAGGTTGTGTTTTAAGTTTTAACATAACCTCTTTGTAACACTTTTTGGTAGGTAGTAAAGTAGAACTATCTTTAACAATTTTAAAACGATTAAATCGGTAATCACGTTTGGAAATCTTCTTCTTAATCTCAAATTCAGAGATAGCAGCTATATATTGTTGAGTTTTAGTTATTTTAACTTTCTCTTCAATAGCTGGGTTTTTAAAACCAAGACCACCAAGATTAACGTCTACAAAAAGATTGTAATTGTGAACACCGTCAAAAGTGTGCTTCTTTAATATATCCCGGAAATAAAATTTAAATCGGGCGTCAGATCTAACAGGATCAGGAGATTTCTCTATTAACTCATTATAAAGAGAATTAAGAGGTTGCTCAGATCTTGAGGAAGTACTACCTCCTTTCTTAGATTGACCGGTTATAAGACCACAATTGACAAAATGCATACGTTTAAAAGTACGATTACCGTACGAATAAACGAAACATTCTGAATTAACTGTTAAAACATTAGTATGAACGTAATTCTTTCCTACTGATAGCAAAAAGCCTACATTGGCAACATTCTCCCTCCATATAGTATAGAGGCCGTCATTCGACGGAAACAGGATATCATCTCCATTGATAAGGACA